CTCATTGACAGGTCAGTTTGTTAGTGAAATTACTATATTTGACTAATGAGTAATGAAACGGATACTTGTCCTAAGTGTGGTTGTATCTGCCCTTGCGAGTGTGAGGACTGCGATTGCTGTGCCAGTGGTGCCAAATTTTACACAGGGCTCCATGACCAGCAATACGGTGACTAATACCACTGTGACTGAGACCATAAATAGTATGGATTATAATACTGGCTGGCAGTATTCGGTAACGGGCTCAGGAGTAAGTGCGGACGGAAATCTAACACCAACAGGTTCAGGTTCCGTTAGTAATACTAATGTTACGTTAGACGGAGTGACTTCAACATGGAATGGATTGAATCTAGAGCAAAGACCAAACTTCACAATGACAACTCAAGGTGGCGCCTTTCAATTCACAGAAAGCTATCAAGGGCCAGGCCTTTCAAATCACACAATAATACAGAGAGTAACCACTATAAATTCAGTCACAGACACAACAAGCACCTTTACGCAATAGCCACCACTTGTTTAAGTCTAATTACATGTAATCCAATATACGCAGAAACAGTTGGTGGAGTATCCGCAACTGCGAATCCAATAGCGAACAGCTCTGGCTCAGTTACGAACCAAGCTATTCAGGTTCTTCAGGGGCCATACATTACGAATACTTATGGTAACGGCATACAATGTCAAGGCCCTACCATGAACGTCACTCCATACTTTACGGCCACAGGAAATTTTAAACGGCCGTTTGAACACACGTATATGGATCCAGTGTACGACATGTCAGATTTAAATGATGACGGCGTATTAGACAATCCTGGCCAGATACTTTACTACGTTCCAACAAGAACAGGACAACAAGAAGTTTATAATTTATCCGCTGGTGTATCAGCAACTTGGTCACGACCATTAGATAAGAAATTACAAGAGCAATGTAAAGAGGCAGCTGCTGCAAATATAGCATTCATGGAACAACAAACTGCAAATAAAAGATTAGACTTTGAACTAGCTCGTCTTAAAAATTGTGGAAATTTGATGAAGGAGGGCGTTATGTTTCATCCCAAGTCGCCATACTATGCCGTATGTGCCGACGTAGTTTTGGTAAATCCTCCAAACACACTACCAGATCACACACATACAATTACACCTAACCCTTCTTCTTCATCTTCTCAAAATTTAAAGGAGATAACCCTTTCGATTGGCGATATTGATTAGATTTAATTTCATCACGAGAAGGTCTATATGGTTTCTTTCCTAATTTCTTCTTTACCGTATCGACTGTCTTTTTAATTATGGGTTTTATTACTCTCAACAATAATGGTGTTGCAGCAGCGGCAGCTGTGGCCACCACAGCGATTGCTGCAGTTGTACTTACCTGATTTGTAGAGGGTAAGAACTTTTCAACTGCGGTAGTTTCCTCGTATAAAACTACACACGTTTTACCATCGTCACTCAGTTCATGACCTATGACTCTTTCATCACCATTCTGAGTTAGATCACCTACCCTTGGCTGATTTGGGCCTGGACAAGGTACTTCTTCATTTGGTGAAAGATTTCCAGTGTCAGGAACATCTGGTGTCGGAGGAGTTTCTGGGGCTGGTACATTTGGTACTTGTGCTGGTCTTGTGATAATTAACTGTTCTGGCTCATAATTCATTGCATCATAATACGGTATAGTCGCATCGCAAACAATCATAGCCTTGTCAGGATCTTGGTCTACAAGATTCTTATCTTTTGGTAATCCACTCCTATGCATCTGATTGTCGTGATGTGCTTTTACACAACCAGGCATATTGATGATAGGATTACCAATATTCAACACCACAGGAGGAACTAAGTGATCCACATTAGGTGTTGAATTTAACCAATTAGGAACATAAACAGTGGGGACAGTTATGTCCCTAATACCAATTGTTGGTACTGTCATTAAAAGGAAGGAACACCTAATCCAACGCCTTCGGGCATTGGCCCTGCAGGGCCTGTGACATCAGGTAATACATCACCTACAACATCAGGTAATGCATCTCCAACAGAACCCATTACAGATTCCATTACTTTACTTTTGACGTTTTCGATAATCGCATCCTTGCGTATGAATACGTACCCAATAGTACCAACAACGGTGAGAGATATAACACCACTTGCAATAGCGATTCCATTTACAATTTTCTGCATGATTTTTTTAATAGTTACTTTTTGTCAGGTGCTTGTGGGGTGATTTGAACAGGTGCTTGTTCAATACGGATTGTCTGTGCAGGGGCTGTTTGTGCAGCTGCAGCGATTAACTTCTCCATATCAGACTTGGAGACACCACCGCCTCCACCACCAGCAGATCCACCTTTCTTAGATGTCTGTACGCCAAATGTGGCCAGCACACCTGTGAAAACAGACGCTATAAAGGTTGGGTCTAAATCCTGTTTTGGTATTTTAAGAGCTGGTGGTAACTCAACATATGCGAGAGTCAAGATTGCACCACTCCAAACTAAAATGCCGAGTCTGACGAAAGTAGAGAGAATCATCATCTGTTCTTCTCTGTCATCAACAGTCTCTTTTAGTTTTTCTAGAAGACCTTTCTTTTTAGGTTCTTCTTTCTTTACTTCTTTCTTCGGGTCAGTCATCTAACTTACCTTTTTTTAATAATTTTTGTAATTCAGCTGTCGATCCTACAAATAGTGCGTTGGTGACATTGTTGGGACTTTTATCTTTTGGTTCCTTAATGTCCTTGATTTTTTTCTGTAGGTCTAATAATTTATCTGTGGCATCAGCCACACTTTTAATTATCTGTCCAGTAACTTCGTAAGCTCTGGCAGATCCACTCTCTTGAGAAATCTCCATGATACCATCAATAGCTTCTTGACCTTTCTCTATTAATGAATAGAGATGACCACGAGTATATTCATAATCACGATCAAGATCGTCTTTGTCACACTTGATTGGTTTGACATTATCAATCTCAATAGGATTGGAAGTATCCTTAACTATATCTAATGCATCATCAATTTCATCAAATTTCATGACTTATACGTCCTTTTGTTGTGATGGAGAATACTCTCTGAAGTCCTCATAGAATGAAGACATCTCATTGAATCCAAAGTCATCACCAGAAGCGATAAGTGCATCATCACCAGAAAGTGGTAAGGTTGCATCTCTAGATCCACTAATTATATCTATGACAGATCCATCTGCATGATCTGATACAGTTGTTCCATCTACACCTCTGTAAACAGTTAATTGATTGCCACTGATAGAACGAATCTGCATATTCTCTTCACCAAGTCTGATGTAATCATCGACTGTAAAGTTAGATGCACTGTTCACAGAAACTATTGTTTGTTCTGCAGCCAAAGGTTTATTGATTGCAGTTGTATTATCATCGTTATAATCTTTTACAGCTCTTGGAGTTGCAGAGTATCTCTGTTCACGTTTTGCAACTACTCTGTTTGTATCAGTAAAGTAATCAACGTTAACTCTTTTGATAAGTGCATCTGGATTATCAGCGACTGCACCAAATAAGTATATCTTTGCAGTGAACTGCAATGTTGTGATCATTGCACGACGATTATCAAAACTACCTTCATAATCATCACTCATGTTAATAGTCTCTAGAATGATTGGTATATCTCTCTTTTCGTTAATTGATGAAACTAAATTAAGTGTAATATTAAGACCTGGCTGAAAGTATGGAAGTATCTGTTCCATGATCTGCAACATATCATCATTGAGTTTAGTTGCAATACTTAATGTGAATCCCACGTTGTACGGAACAGGCATGAATACTTTCTTGACGTTGTTTAAACTACCTGTATTGTATGATCTAAATGTTTGAGTTATTGAAGCCTTTCTTGATGCATCATAATTTAATGTAGTCATCTCAAATGACATACGAGGTAGGGTGATGGCTGGTCTACCTTTCAAGGTTGGTTGTTGTTCTATTTTTGCAAGAAACTTTTGCATTGGCCCATATGCCAATGGCACTTTCATTCGACTTACATTGCCGCCATCATCTGCGTCATGACGAATCTCTATTCCATTAAAAAGTGTACCAAAACCGATAACTGTCTTTCTTAGAATCTCGTGATAGAAGTATTGACCTAACATAATTCTTTTTTAATTATTTAGAAGCTGCCAAATGGATTGGACTCAGTGAAGTCCACCAATCCACCATCAGCTTCATTCTCTATAACCAAATTATTAGCAAACTCATCATCTTGGAAATTATCCAAACTTATCTTATTGATAGTGTAACTTCCAGTCTGTCCCATGCCTGGAAATTCACCAGTAGTTGCAGATCCAACTAGAATCTCACCTAATGCAAAGTTTGTAGATATATTAGATATTTTAAGAATATTTGTATCTGCATCCCAATCTTTAACTCTTGCGGTGCATAGAGATGATTGACCTTTAACAACTTCATTTAAGAAGAAGTTACCAGTTCCAACTCCTGTATTTGGATTTGCAATTGTAATTACAGGTGGACTTGCATATCCAAATCCAGCATTAGTAAGTCGTATATCAGTAATAGTTCCAGCAGCACTCACAATAGCAACACCAGTTGCATTTGCAGTTGATAGTCCAGATGGTGATGTTGATATAGATACGACAGGTGGTGATGTGTATTTACTACCAGCAGCAGAACTAAACAGTATCTTAGCTACATTTGTTCCAATACCCGCTCTGGCGACTGCCCCTGAACCGCCAGCACCACTAAATGTAACAGTGGGTGCAATAGTGTAGCCAAAGCCAGGATTAGTTATAAGAACTTCTTTTATAGAAAATGTTGTAGACCCAGCACCAGCCGAAGTTGTAATCGCAACTGCAGTTGCATTTGCATCAGTTGATCCACTAGGGGATGTACTAATAGCAACAGCGGGAGGACTTGTATATCCAAATCCATCGTTAATAAGTGTAATCGTATTTACACCACTAGTGCTTAAACCAGCTGAAAATGCCGCAGTTTGACCAACACCAGCTAATGTAAGTGTTGCGATAAATCCATCATCCTCTGCATTATTATCAATCTCTTCAATACTTGTGTCAATGACTGCATCCTCATATTCGTAGAGTTCACATGTCAATTGATACATGTAAAGTTTTCCAAGTTGGTAGAATGGTT